TCACAAATCCAGAATCACTCCTCCAATATCATGATCAGCAAAGTTCGGCCAGATCGCCGAAGGCCTGCCGAATTGCATGACGGCGCCGGCATGCTGCCAATCCTGGTCCGGGATCGGCACCGGCACCATGGGCACCACGTCGCGCCCATGGTGATAGATGTGTAGCGCAACGCCATATTGGCGGAAGATGCGTGTCAGCATATCGTCGACCGATGTGCGCGGCGGCTCGAAGGCATGCACGGCCTTGGGCGGCTTGCCGGCCACGCATAGCCGTGCTGCAAGGTAGATGGCGCCGGCGGCGCCTTCGGAATGGCCGCATAGCGCGGCCGGCGCCAATTGCCCGACTGCGTCATGGATGGCGGCAAAAGCCTGCCATATGCCGCGATGCACTTTGCCGTAGATGCCGGCATCGAACACCAATGCGTCGGCATCGGCCTCGATACAGGCGAAATTATTGGTGCCCGGTATCGCGAGCACCAGGCCTTCCGCCGTATCGTTGCGCACCACGCGCGCCGCGCCCTCGGGGTCGCCGATGGCCGGCACGGCGCTGTAGGCGCGCTGCGCCAGGACGGCAAAGTCGCGCGGCGTCATTTTGTAGCAGGGGTGGCGACCGCCGCAGGCTGCTCCACCTGTACGGCCTGTGCCACACTCAATAGGATCTGCAGGGCCAGCAAATCGGCAGCCAGCTTGGGGTTTTGCGCCTGGGCGATCGGCAGCACCACGTTGAAGGCCAGGTTTTCCAAAGCCGCCGCATCGCCGGCATTTGCCAGCGCCGCGCTTGCACACAGGCTCTCCACTTGCGGCGCGGCGAGGGCCAGGTCGTGCAAGGCGCCCTGCGGCAGGCCGACGTCGGCCTGCAAACCGGCAACCGCCACTTCCAGCGGCGTACAGACCTGGGCGGCGATCTGGGCAGGTGGTTTCGGCGCAGCGCCGCTTGCTGCATCGGTGTTGGCGGGTGTGGAACAGGCGGCCAGAGCCAGGCCCATCAGGGTCGCAAAGATTTTATGTGTCATGCATTACTCCTTGGGAGGTTGGGCGTCGGGGAAGAGAATCTTGATTGCGGCAGACGCGATGCCGCCCAGGGCCGTGCAGCGGCCCCAATCAAGTGCTGCGTATTTCGAGCCGGCCAGCGTCAGCACGAACGCAATGCCTTGCCAGGTGCCTGGTTCGGCGGCGCGTTCGGCGAGGTAGGCCAGTAATTGTTCAAGCCTGTCCTGCATGGCTGCCCTCCAGGTCGTACTGTTGCAGCCGGTGCGCATCGATGATGGCGCACAGGGTGTCGCCGTAGTCCGGCGCGGTGGCATAACCGGCTGCAGCCAAGGCGCGCGCAAAAGCGATGCTGTCGCAAGTGGCAAAGCAGGCGGCATAGCGCGGATTGGCGCGCAGGAAACGGCCGTGGTCGGCCAGGCTGGCGGCAAAGTCCGGGTAGGCGCGAAACGCCGCCGTGATCTCGACCCAGCGGCCGGCCAGGTCTTCATGGGTCAGGAAGCTGACAGTCGGCCCGCTCCAGGCGGCGTCGGCCTTGATGCCGAACAGGTTGTTGCCCGGCGCCTTGCCGCCCCAGGCCGATTCGCAGGCCGCCTGGGCCAGCGTGACGCCCGCGGGCACGCCGGTGGCGTCACGGCAGGCGAGGGCGCCGGGCAGCAGCGCGGCAATGAAATCGGCCGGCATCATTTGGCCCACCCATGCGCGGCGAACCAGAGATAGACCGCGCCGGCCAGGGCGGCGGAAACCAGGCCGGCCAGCGTCCATTTGCCGAACGCGGCAAATTGCTTGTCGAGCCATTCCTGTAGCGCTTCCTTGACGATTTCCTTGTCCAGGGCCGGTGCGGACTTGTCCTTGCTTGATGAGAGTTTGTCGTTCATGGCGTTCTTTCATGTTGTGGAAATTGGATGCTCATTTGACGAATTCGACGGTCTGCGCCGTGAGTTGATTGGCGCTCGTGGCGCCGAACAAGACGTTTTGTCCGTTCACATTCGGAAATGCCTGGCAGGCATTGCTGCTGCCGAACGTGGAACTGATCTGGGTTGCGCTGCCCAATGCAATCGAGGTTCCGTTGATGGTGAATGGCGCGGCGAAATAGCCGGCATTGGCCACGCTGTAGTAGACGTAACCTGTGTAGCCCAGCACCGGTTCCAGGACCGACGCACCGTAATTGGAAGGAATGGCCACCGAGGCCGCCGGGCCCGCCGTCACCGTGGTGCCGGCGACGGTGAGCACGACCATGCGCAGGAAGCCGGTGTTGACGTTGAAGTAGGTGACCAGGAATTGGTTGCCGCCGAGCGAAACCATCTGCGCGCCGCCGCAACCGCTGTCGATACTCGTCAGCGGTGTGCCGATGCCGATTGCGGTGCCGCTGACGGTGACGACCACCGCGCTCATCGACGACGAGGAATTCATGCCGACCAGCAGTGCGGTGTTGGCCGATATCGGCGCCAGGCAGGGCGTCTGGCCGACCGTGGCTGCGACGGCAGCGTTCACATTCCCGACCGGCCCCGGTACGATCGTGGAGCCGGAGATCGTGAATGCGACGGCATTCATGGTCGAGCCGCTTCCGTTATTCCAGAGCGCCATGCCCAGCGTATTGCTCATGGCACAGCAGGCGCACAGGGTTCCCCCAGCCGTGCTCAGCAGCGTGGCGCTCGCACCCAGGGACAGCGTTGTGCCGTTCAAGGTCAGCACGGCGGCGGCCGGATAGCTTGAACCGCCCGCCTGCGAGCCCACGACCAATACCGTCGTCGCCGAAATCGGGGATACGGAAACCGCGCCACTCATGCCGGCACCGATGCCGATGACATTGCCGTACGTGATGCTGGTCCCGGCCACGGTGGCAGCAACGGCGAAGCCGGTGGTGGCGCCCTGCGACCATGCCAGCACAAATGTCGTTGCGGACACGGCGCATCCTGTCAATGTGGCTGTTGCTGCTGCATCGGTGCAAACCGGCCCGATCACCACATTGCCCAGCCAGCCGAACTCCGACGAATTCCCCACCGCCCAGACCCCGGCCGCCGTGGCATTTGCCGTCAGGTGCAGCATCACGCTGCCACGCACAGGCACGAGGGCAATCAACACGCCGCTGTGGTCGCGCACTTCGAACGGAAATTGTCCGTAGTTGCGCATCCAGTATTGCGGCCCGCCCACATTCAAGCCGGTTGCATCGGGCAGCGTCACCGCCTGGTACAGACTTGCCATATTGACGGGCACGAACAGGTAGCTCGACGCGAGCGCCGTGCCGGAGGTGATGGTCGGGGAGGTCGTGGACATTCCGGGGAAGCTCCACGTCACTCCGCCACCTGTGCCGCTCAACACCTTGCCCTGGTTGCCCGCCAAGCCCGGCAGGCTGGTCGAGACGACTGCGCCGTCCACATAGCCCTTCGTTGCCGCATCGCCCGAACCGGTGGGCGCACCGAGCGCGTTGATCTGGTACCCGGCCATGTTCTTCGCCTGCACCGCATTGGCCGTGTCGACATAGCCCTTGTTGGCCACATCGGCGGCGACAACCGGCGTGGCCAGGTTGTAAAGCCGCTGCCCGTTCCAGTTGATTGCCGTGCCCGGCATACCCTGGCCGTCGCGCGTCAGGCAATTGTTGAGGCCGGCCACGATGTCGTTGGTGTCCTGGTCCATGCGCGCGCCCTGGATGTTGACGTTGTTTTGCGCATCCTGCGCCCAGGAAAAGAGGCGCTGGAAAATACCGCTGTCGTTCCATGGCATGGTGCAATCCTTTCGGAAATAAAAAACCCGGCGCTGGGCCGGGGGATGGTCGGCTTATGCGCCGGGTGGGTCACCGAGGTCGCCGCCATCGTTGAACGCGACTTCCTGGCCGTCTCCGGCATCGCCCGCACCCCGTCCAGCCGGAGCCGACTGTGCCGACTGTGCCGGCTCGGGCCGGCCCTGCAGCATCTTCGTGGCGTTGTAACCCTGCAGCGCCTTCGCCAGCACCGACAGCGGGCTGATCGGTCCGCGCGGATTCTGGATCGGTTGGCCCGCCTGCGACAGCAAGGCCATGCCGATCGCTTGCCGCCGCTGCGGCGACAAGCTGGCGCAGTCGGTGGATAGCTGGCTTCCTGTATTCGATATGCTCATGATGAATTTCCGTTTCATTGGTCAGGCAAACAATTCCGCCAGGTAGGGCAGGGCTTCCTCGAAGGCGCTGCCGGCTTCTTCGCCGGCGCCGCTCTCGAACAGCGACGCCAATCCGTCGCCGGCAGCGCCGCCAAGGTCGGACAAGCCGCCGTAGCCGGCGTCGCCATAGATAGACTGCAAGGCGTCGCTGTCCAGCGCGGGCGCGCCCATGCCCGTCGGTGAGCCGATCGAGAAGGTGCCCGATCCGCCGCCGAACAGACTGCCCAAGCTGCCCAACAAGCCGCCGCTACTACTGCCGCCGCCCAGGTTCGACATCATCGCCGCACTGCCCAAGCTGCCCAGGCCCTGCATCGTGCCGTTGTAGGCACCCACCTGGTTGGCATAGTTCTGCCCCACGATGCCGGCCACGTTGGTCGGCGCCGACGCCAGTGCGCCGTACTGCTGCGTCGCCGGCATGCCCGGTTGCGTGCCGTTCATCAGGGCCGAATATTCGGTCAGCGGCTCGTTCTGGGTCGTGACGTCGTTGCTCAACTGCTCGGCTGCCGCATTGTTGTTCAATTGCGCGTTGAACTGCGCCATCGCATTGTCCTTCCCGGCATTGAATTCGGATAGTTGCGTTGCCGCCTGCGCGGCCTGGTCTTGCAGGCCGGCGTTGCCCATCGCCTGGTTGTATTGCTGTTGCTGCGCCGCGTTGTCGAAGTTCCCCGTGCTCAGTTCCTGTCCATATAAGGTATTTTCTTCGTTCAAGCCCTGGTTGAATGCCGACGACTCGGCCTGTTGCTGCTGGAAAGTCTGGTTGCGGTTCAAGTCGCCCTGCGCGCGGTTCCATGCGTCCGAGCCCTGCGTGATGCCCTGTGCCGCCAATTGCGAATCCAGATCGGACTGCTGTTCCTGCTGCTGCGGCGCCAGGTAACCCATCTGCTCCTGGTAGGCCGCATTGGCCGACTGGTTGGCGAGCTGCTCCGGGTTTGGCCCTTCGAGCGAGGTCTGCACCGCCTCGCCGCCATTGCCGATATTGGTCACGTAGTTGCCCAGCGTCGCCTGCACGGCCGGCCCGGCGGAGGTTTGCAGCGCAGGCAGTTGCGGATTGAAATTCAAGCCGCCGTTGCCGGTCCAGTTGGCCAGCACCGCGCCGGCCTTGTTGGTCGCGTCCTGCTGGTTCGTCGTCGTGCTGTTGAAGATTCCCTGCTCGACCGGCGAGAGCGAACTGGTTTGCGTATAGAGCGGCGTGCCGTCGGGATTGGTACCGGTCTGCGACCAACTCGTCGAGCCGTAAGGATTGGCGGAATTGCTCTTGCTGAAGTCGGAGTAATACTGGTCGGCCAGCTCGTTGCTCTGGTTTTGCAGATTCGCCACTGTGCCGGGGTTCGGCGAACTAGGCTTGCCCATATTGATCACCTTTCAAGAATTTGCAGTCTTCGCGGCGCAGCGTATAGATCAGCAGCGCGCCTTCCGGGTCCGCGTCAGCAATGCTCGCCTCAAGCCGGAAGCCCAGCCTTTCGTCGAATTGCCGCGCATGCCGGTTCGCCTCGCGCACGATGCCGATCACCTTCCGGCATGCAAGCACCACGAAAACATAGTGGAACACGTCTTCCAGGAAGCGCCGCGTCAGCCAGCGCCGTCCCTCACCCACGATGTGCGCCGTCACGCTGGCGCCGTTATAGTTCTCCAGCCACACTGCGCCGAGCAGTTGGCTTCCACCCTCGACCTGGGCAATCGTGGAACAGCAGGGCTGGGCGGCAGGCCCGCCGAAGCGCGGCGCCATCCATTGCTTGACCAGGTCGGAGTCGCCATACAGCGTCTGCTTCATAGCGGCCCGCCCACTTGGTACGCCACCTCGGTCGCCTGCCATTGGCAGACCGCACCGGCCACCGACAATCCCACATGCACCGCGCCCGCGTCGCCCACGCCTGTGGCGCCATGCCACACGCGCAAGGTACCCGACGGGCTGGACCAGGGCGTTCCCCAGGGCGCACCCCATAGCGTGTTGTTCACCGGACTGTAGACGGTCGCCACCGCCGGCGTCGTCACGTCATAGTCGACATTGATCGAACATGCAGGATTGCTGCCGTTGGTCGCCAGCATCACCGGCTTCAAGGCGGTGAACAGCTTCTGCCGTCCCGGCGCATCGAAGAAATTGAAGGCCTGGATCGCATCGGCTGAAATCGGCATGCCGTTGTCGGAGAGGCCCGCATCGCATTGATAGACCACGCCGTAGCCGCCGAAAAACAATCCATCGTTGAACAGCTCGAAACAGAACGCATTCCAGCCCGTGAAGCGGCACCAGGCGCCGGTCAGCGTATTCATCACGTACTGGTAAGACTGGATGCCCGCGACCGCCGGCACGTTGATCAATACCTTGTTGCCGATCGGATAGAGGATCACCTGCCAGCCGAAGTTGCCCGCGTAGCTCTGCACGTCGGCATTGATCAGGCTCTGGATCTTTGCCGTCACCGATTGGCCCAGTTGCGAGCGGTCCGTCAGCATCGCGGCCTTCAGCGGAAACAAGCCGTCGGCACAGATCACGATCAAGTCCGAACCGAACTTTTCCAGGCAGCGGTAACCGATGGGCCGGCCGATGCGGAAATAGGCTTGTTCCGACCAGCTTGCCGCATTCGTCGGATCGTAACCCTCGAACACCACCACCTCGCCGTTGCTCGACATCGCGATAAAGAACTCGTTCAAGCCCGCCGTGTTGTCCACGGTCCAGCTCTGCACCGCCTGCAGGTAGCCGCCCAGGCGGAAGAAGCCGCCGAAGTCCAGTATCCCGGCCGCGCCGCCGACCGAATTCACCGGCAGGTAAGCGCACTGCGTGCTGCCCTTGATCACGAAATACAGCCGCTGCTTGAACGCGCAGCCCTGGATGAAGGAAGAGGGCGTCGCGCCGGTGACCGACACCGGCGTGCTGCCGTTGGTCACCTGCTGCCAAGCCGTGCCGTTATAGAGCCAGGGGCTGTCGACGCCATTGACCAGGTAGAGGAACTGCCCGTTGGCCGCCGTGCTGCCGAACGCCACCTTCTGCCATTGGTCGCTCGCATTGCCCGAGACCACAGGCGCACCTACGGCCCCGCTGCCGCTCACGTTGTAGATCTTGCCGCCGGACGCGGCGAACAACTGGTTGTTGCCCGCAATGCCGTTGTAGGCGAACAAGCCCGAAACCGGGCCCGGCAAACCGCTTGCCTGCACCGCACAACCGTTGCGCAGATTTACCGAGGTTGGCGTGGGGAACCAGTTGTCGAGCCTGGCCGCATCGTTGGGCGGCATGTCGGCCAGGGCATCGCGGCTGTTCAAGCCGCCTATGGGTGCCGCCAACACCTTGGTCATGGCACGCGGTTCTTGCATGGATGCCGGCATGGTCAGCTCCCAAAGCCCGTGTCGGGCACGTTCTGCGTATTCAACAGCCGTACGCCCGACCCCGAAGCATTCAAGGGCAGATTGCGCGCGGTTGCCTGGCGTGCCAACAGGCGCTGTACATGCATCTCATACTCCGCCATCTCGGTATCGTAGGCAAAGCCCTTGCTGCGCCGGTAGCGCCACACCAGCCCCATCACCAGCGCATCGTCATCGATCAGGAACACATCGCTGTCGGCGGCGAAAGCGCTTTGGCCCACGCCGCCGGCAGAGCGGCAGCAGTTCACCGAGTAATACTCGTAGACCAGCGTGTTATTGTCCGACGGCACGGGATCGATGCAGAAATTGCCGCCTGCAATGCGAAAGCGCCGCCGCGGCCCGGTCGGTGAAATACCGGACTTCAACACCTGCCATTCCTGCGGATCGAGCGGCCCCAGCATTTGCCAGCGGAATGTCCGGTCCCAGAACGTCTGCGGAATCAAGTGATCCACGTCGGCCGGAAACGGATAGGTGTCCTGACCGAACGCCATCGCCGCGCTGCTGCCGCTGATGGTCGCCGCCTGGCTTACCGTCACATGACTGCCGTTGACTGCCAGCACTACGGTGGGATAAGAAAAGGCCGCCGCATTCGCGCTCGACGCATTCGACAACACCCAGCCCACCTGCGGCGCCGTGGCGGGTACGCTCGCCAGCGTCACCACGTTGCTGCCGGCCGTGGTGCTGCCGGTGAACGTTCCCGTGCTCTGCACGCCGAACGCATACTCGGTACGCAGCACCTGCCAGCCGCCGACGGGCGCGCCGCGCTGCATCAGCATGCGCGCTTCGCGCTGCGCCAGCGACAGCAACAACTGCACATTCAAGTCCACGTTGCCGAACACCGTCACCGGCGGCGTCAAGCCGATCTCGCGGCACGCCGTCTGGACCAGCGCCAGCAGGCTGGCGTGTCCGTTATTGCTCAATGCGCTCATGGGCCCGCCCTATTCGCCACATGCCGCCAAATTTTTACCGGCCATGCTTGTGCCCCTTGATGCCGTCTTTCTTGAGCTGCTCGACCATGGCGCCCATATCGCGCACCTGGTTCTGCAGCGCCGTCAATTGCTCGCGCAATTGGGCATTCTCGGTCGTCAAGCGCATCTCGGCCGCCGCGTCGCCGGCGCGCTCCAGCCAGGTGCGCGCCTTGGCCTGTATCTGGCGCGCGCCGAGCCAGGTCAGGGCCGTGTCGGGCATGGCGACCAGCTGCTCGACGGTGTGTACGCCGATCGACTTCAAGTCGTTCGCTTCCGACTTCGAAATCGGCGGCCATTCCCCGATCGGCAAACCGACGGCGCCTTGCTCTTCCTGCGCCTTGAACGCCGCCCACTGGCGCGGGAAGCGGTTCGCGTCCGCCGGCCCGTCGACGTCATCGATGAGCTTGGCCGGGCGGTCGATCTTCTTGGTCTTGTCGCCGGGGAAGTGGATCGTGATGAAAGGCACGTCGTGATGCACGGTGCGCCCTTCCTCGCGGCTCTTCACCGGATCGGCGACGGACTCCGTGCGGAACTCGACGAACAAACCTGCGTCGCTACCGTGCGATGCCATGCCTACCATGGCGCCCTTTAAATCTACTTGTGCTTGTGCGAAATTTTCCATGTGTGTCCTTTGGATAAGAACCCCTCTCCCGTAGACGGGAGAGGGGCAGGGGTGAGGGGGGTTATGCTTTGGCTACGTCATTGAAGGTAAGAGAACCACTCTTAAATCGAAATGCAAATATTGATGCGAATCGAGTCAGGACATGGCACCCCTCATCGGAGCGCCGCCCGCCCCACCCCTCTCCCACCCGTGGGAGAGGGGAGTTAAGTCAAGTAATCGCCCCCTGGGCGAGCGGAAACGTCCCCCACATCACGCACTGGTTGTAAGCCAGCGTGGTCGCCTTCGCGCCGCTACCGAGCGTCGCGCCCAGCGGCGTGGAAAACTGCGTGCCCTGCGCCTGCTTCGATGCCACGGCGGTCGGCTGCACCGCCCCCGTCGCCGCGAAATAGGTCTGGTTGCCGGCCACCGGGTTGCCATAGCCGTACACCACCATCGCACCGCCGACCTGGAACCAGGCCCATTGCCCGGCCAGTGGATAGCTGATCGCCGCGCCGAGCGACAAGCCGCTGTTGGCGGTACCCATCCAGGGCGTGGCCTGCAGCACCAGGTTGCCGTTGCCGTCCTGTGCGTGGATGAACTGCACGATCTGGCCTGCGCCGATGCCGGGCACGTAACTGCCCAACTGCGCCGGATTGGCAACCGGCGGGTTCACGTTCGGCATGACGTTCACGCCGTCCTGGTCGGTTACCAGTACGTTGCCTGGCGCATTCACGTAAGGCGGCACCTGCGAAAACACTTGCGCCGTGTTGATCACCAGCGTGGTGGCGGAAGGCACGGCATACACGGTGTAATAGTTGTTCCAGGCAGCCGGCGCAAAGCCGGCGAGCTGCACCGACGCGCCCAGGCCCAGGCCGTGGGGGGCTGCCGTCGTGATGGTGGCGAAGCTTGTGGCCGCCGCGTAGGCGCCCGCTGCCGTCGCATTGACGGCCGGCGTGCTTGAGGCGATGTTGAAGGTGAAGGTCGTGCCCGAACCGGAAGCCAGTACCCAGGTGCCGTTATAGGCGGCGGGCAGGGCGCCGGCAATGGTGATGATCGCGCCAGCGGCCAGGCCATGCGCCGCGGCCGTCGTCACCGTTACCGTTGTCCCGGCAATCGTCATCGACACGACCGCCTGCGCGGCGAATGCCGGCTTCAGCGCCACGCCCGTGACCGCCTGCGGCGCAATCGGCGCCACTTGCGCATAGGTGAAAAAGCCGCCCCCCAGCGCCGGATCGGTCGCGTCGACGAATTGCGAAGGCAGGTTGTAGCGCCCCATCTTGCCTGCGTTGGCGCCCACCAGCGCGTAAGGGCCCGGGCCGGCGATATCGACCAGCGTCAAATCGACCGCGCCCAACAGTGAGTCTTGCATTACCCAAGTCATGTTTGATTTCCTTTCTTGTTAAGCCGCCAGCACGCCCTGCATGCGGCGGTTCGACACTGTCATGTTGCCGGCGAAGCCCACCAGCTTGACCATCGCATCCTGGTTCGTCGCGAAGCGGTCGTCGCCCAGCGGCGTGAAGAAGCGGTCGCGATGCGGACGGAAGAACAGGTAGTTGGTGTTGAGGAAATACATGGTGTTGGCCGGCGCGCCGCCGCCGAAGCCGCCGTCGAGCACCACGTCGGCATTCATGTACTTCAGCGACGTGAAGCCGGCCTGCGCCATCTCGTCGGACGCGATGCGCTGGATCGATTGCAGCGATTCCAGGTAGAGGCGGTAGTAATTGTTGTCCGCCACGATCAGGTCCGGGAAATCGCTGCCGCGCACCAGTTGTACCCAGATCTGGTTCATGTAGGACTGGATGTTGGCCGACGTGGCCGGCGCGCCGCCATTGGCCAGGGCGGAGAACGCCACGTTGCGCCAGAACGCCCCGACCGAGGTCGAGGCATCGATGCCGCCCACCACGCCCGACGCCGGCGTCTTCGACACCAGCAGCTGCAGGCCGCCGATCTGCCGTCCGCCGTCGGCCGTGCCGTCGGAGTAGCAATCGAGTGCAATGTTCGACACCAGCGTGCGCTCGGCATTCTGGATGCGCGACTCGAGCAGGTCGATGATCGCTTCCTCGCCGCTGTTTTGCAGCATTTCGAGGCCCGAGATCGAAACGGCGACGGCGGCTTGCGCATAGTTGAACTCGGCGCCGGTGAACACGTCCGACGGCGCAATGTTGACCGGTTCGTATCCACTGTAGCGCTTGTACGTCCCATTCATACTGTATTCCAGCTCCTGCACAATCGTGCGTCCGCCGGAAACGGTCTTCACCTTGCCTTTCTTCTTCAAGCGCGACAGCAGCGCATTGTTCAAGCTGATGTTGTCGGCCAGTTGACCGCTGCGGTTGCGCAGTGTGGTCGTCACGATTTCCGTCAACGTGGTTGACGGGTTGATGAGTGCCATGGATTAATCCTTTCAGATTCGGCCCGTCGCCGCCTTCAGATTGGCAGCCAGCTCGTCGCGCAGGCTGCGGCCGTTGGCGGCGGCGGAAGTTTTGGTGGCGCCGGGATTGCCGGCGATGGAGGAGCCGGCCTTCCTGGCGGCTGCGGTCCGGCGCTGCTGGTCCGTGGCTTGCCTGCTCTGGCCGGATTGGTCAGCGATCAGTGCCTGGCGCAGCGCCGGGTCGGCCCACACCGCTATGTCGTAGGCTTCCTGGAGCGTATCGGCCGCGCCCTTGCTGATCAGCTCGTGCATGTGCGCACGCACTGCGTCAAAGTGCGGATTCTTCGCCCTGAAGCCGTCGACCTCGGCATGTGCCTGGGCCAGTTGCTGCTGTTCGTGTTGTTGTTGCCGGTGTTGTTCCGCTTCGCGCAATTGCTGGATCTGCGATTGCAATTGCGTGATGGCCGGATCGGCAAGATTGGGCCGGTGCTGCATGACCGCATCGAGGTCGATGCCGTAGTCGCGCGCCAGCAGATGGATGGCATTTTGCTTCTGCTCCGGCGAGCCGCTGCGCAGCGTATGCTCGAAGCCCAGCAGATGCGCCACCGCCTGGTGCGGATGCACGCCGGCCTTTTGGATATTGTCTGCATACGGCGCCAGGGCATCGCGCATCGACTTGCCCAGGTTGCGGTCTTCATCGAAGCGCGAAAAGCCGCGCTCGATCTCGCGCTCGCGCCCGGTGAGGTATTGCTTCAGGTCGGGATGCAAATCGGCCCAATGGGCTTTCGCATCGGCCTTCCACGATGCCGGGGCGGGCGGGCCGTCGTCTTGCGGCTTTGCCGGTTCGGCCGCAGATTCGGCCGATGCGGCCGGTGCATCGGTGCGCTCCGCATAGGCTGCCTGCAGTTGGCCGCGCAAACCCTGGCCGTTGTCCTGCCTGTCGGCATTGGCAAGACGGCTTTTCTTTGTTGCTTTTTCGGACATGGTTGCTCCAGATGGAAAAGGCCCGGTGGGGCCTTGTTGATAAAAAAGGTTGATGCGCTGTTAGCGATTGCAAGCGCCCGGCTTCTCCCTATAGGGATACAGGGGGAGAGGGGAGTGAGGGGCGTGATGATCTGGCTACGCTTGGTAGGCCATATGAAGCAGTGCAAACAGATTATGTAAGATTCAAGTGTGGCCAGATCGGGATCTCCCTCACCCCCACCCCTCTCCCGCCTGCGGGAGAGGGGAGTCGCGTGGCCACTCGCTTTGACTCCGAAAATTAAGTCTCGCCGAGTTAGGCGACGGATTAAATGCGAGCGGATGCGTGTCGTGCCGGCATCGCAATGCCAAGCGATGCGATATGCGATAAACGGACACACCTACTTGCCCAGCACCTTGCGCGCAACTCCCGTCAATTCGCGCCGCACCGCAAACTCCCCGCGCAAAGGCGCACGAGAAACCGGCACATCATTCCCCACCTCCACATACCCATTGCGCTTCAAATACTCCCGATGCTGCGCGCGGCCTTCGATCATCGGCATCGTCCCGGTCTTGCGGTCCAGTGCTACAGCCCGGTAGGCCGGCGCATCCGCAACCACGGCCGGCGCCGCTATCTTGCGCGCCATGCGCACGCCGCAATGCAGCGGCAAATCCCGCTCCCTCTCCGCCACCCGGCGAAAGAGATCCAGCTCTTCGCCGCACTCCACACATCTCATCCGGTAAATCGGCATCACAGCTCTCCCTGGGCCGCATCGGCCGCCACAATTTGCGGGCGATCCAGCGCCGCGCCGGCTGCGATCTCGGCCGCCTCGATCTTCGCCGCATTGTTCATATGCACGATCAACAGCTCCATCCGGTTTTGCATCGCCGCCTGGTGCTGCTCCATCGCCAGCCGCATCGCTTCCAGCTTGGCCCCCTGCTGCCCCTCGCCTGCCGCGCGTTGCTGGTCGAATTGATGTTGCAGCGCCGCCTGCCTTTCCTGCGCCGCTTGATGCGACTGCGCCAGTTGCATCTGGAATTGCGCCTTCATGCGCTCCAGTTCCATGTCCGATTGCGCCTTCGCCTGCGCGATCCGGATATCGCCCTGCACGCGCCATTGCTGCGCCTGCGCTTTCACCAGTTCCGGATGCGGCGGCGCAGGCGGCGGATTTTTTGCCATCTGCTGCATCTGTTCAAGGGCCAGCTCGAAAGCGTTTTCCAGCGTGCGGCCGATACGGAAACCCCGCACCCCGAACATCAGCATCTCGCCCAGCAGGGGCGACAACTGCGGCGCCTGCCGGGTCGCCGCCACGATCTTTTCGATGTAGTTGCTCGTCGCATCGAGAAACGCCATACGCTCCGCGCGGTCCTGCTCTTCGTCGTCGGCGATTGTCGAGTCGGTCTCGATGTCGATGCGGAAGTTGCGCGCCGCGTCATTCTTGAGCAGGGCCAGCACGTCTTCCCAGCTTGGCTGCTGCAACAGCGCCATCTGCGCCGCAGCGGGCTTGGGTGCTTGTTGCCCTTGCTGTTGCGCCTGCGCCATCGCCTTCTGCTGGGCCGTCAGGAGCTTCACACCCGACATGCGCGCCAGCGTGTCGGCGCCGAAATGATGGGCAATGATCTCGCCCATGATGCGCACCAGGTCGCATACGAAGCGCGACACTTCGTCCTGTACCTCGCGCAGGCGGATCGAGGCAAACGCGCCCTTCATGCGCGTGGCCGTTGCTGTTTCGGCCGGGTCGTTCGCACCGCGCAAGATGTCGGCCAGCCCCGTGATTTCGTACAAGTCCTGCTTCACCTTGTCGCGCGCTTCGTGCAGCGCCAGGAGCGTCTTCACGATATCGTCCAGCGGTATCAACTCGAACGCGCCACGGATCCCGCCCTTTTCGGCAAATGCGGCCCAGGAATCGACCGGCACCAATTGATTCTCGGTGCCTTCGGAAAGCAAGCGGTCCAGCCCCTGCTGAGAAGCGTCGTACACGCCGGCCACCTTGATTGCGCGCGTCAACGCCGCGATGCGCGCCGTCAGCTCATCGAGCTCATGCGCCTGGTCCTGGTATTCCACATAGTCAGGCACGGGAATCAGCGAATCGTTGGCCAGCGTGGCAAACAGCGGGCGGGGGCAGGGGAAGAAGCCGGATAGCCCCAAGGGGTCTTCCTGCTTGTCGAGCATGCCCTCGGGGAAATCCTTGCACAGCCAATAGGCGGTACGGCTGGGCTTGTCCCAGATTTCGTAAATCACCGCCTTGTCGAGCCGCTCCGACCGCGAAAATTCGCGCGAGCCGTCGCGCTCGGTCTGCGAAGCGGATAGCGGAATCCGGTTGCCGGTTTCCTCGCCGAAGCGCGCCACGCATTCCGCGCGCGACAGATAGGCAATGCGCCACACCGCGCGCACTTCGGACCAGGTGCGCCCCACCGTATGGCCGAAATCCTGCCAATGCACATAGTCGGGAATGCATTCCTCGAAATCGAGCACCTCGCCCGCGCCGACGTCGCCGGGCAAGCGGTCTATCTTGCCTGCCCCGATCTCGCCGGCATCGTCGCCGACCTCGACACCCTCGTCGCGTTCCTCGGCCGTGCCATCGACGTGGGCATCCTTGAAATGCGGCACGTAGCGCGCCCAGGCCGTCCCGCGCCCCGGCAGGAAGCGGTCCAGCACCGCGCAGCGCGCCACGTCCTTGAACGCATGCGCCGCCAGGCACCAGGCGATGCAGCGCTCCAGCACTTCCGACGCCTGGCGTCCCACCGGGTCGTCATCGCGGTAACGCCGCTCCACCTGCGGCACCGGATTCTTCGCATACACGGCCGGCACCAGCACCTGCAGGTTGGACCACAGGATGTTATAGCGCTGCGCATTTTCGTCGGCCGGCCCGTCGCGCTCATCCTTGTAGCGCTTGATGATCTTCTTCGCCCGTTCCTGCCAGCGCCGGCTCTCTTCCTCGTAGCGCGCAATCTCTTCAACCCAGCGCGCATAGTCCGGGTCGGTATGCGACAACAATGCCTTCGCCATTCAAATCCTCTTGTGTAAGTTCATGCCGTCCGACTTCCACAACTCGTCCAGCGACATCGCCTCGAAAAACTTCGGCCCCGCGATCGCCTCACGCGGTACTGCCTCCAATTCCATCATCTGCGCGCCATAACTGAACGCATCGCCCGGATGGCTGGCCCAGTCGTGCACCGGCTCCTTCGTCATCACGCGCGTTTCCATCTCGAAGGCAAAGCGCCAGGACGACAAGCCGTCCAGCCCCAACCCGCAAGCTTCTTCGTCGAAGCGGCATTGCTCCACCACGCGGCGCGCGGCATTGATGCGATCGGCAATGCGCGTCTGCGGCACGATGCGCACCTTGTCGCCGCCAAACGCCGCGAGAAAGCGCTCGAACGGCGTGTGTTTGGTAGCGAAAGTCTTGTTGCGCGCATCGTGCGGCAGCCACAGCTTGCCCAATCGCATGCCGCGCGCCGAGAGATAGCTGTGCAATTCCCCGATCCAGTCGTCGGCATCGCGTCCTGATGCGCCGAGATAGCCGACGAGCCCGAAGCCATCGCGCCGCGGCTGCCACACCCACCACGACGCCGTATCGCGAAAGCCCAGATCCGAACTGATGCAAACCGGTGCGCCTTCGGGGTCGAACAGGCCTGACGACACGACGCGCCCCTCGGCGCGAGCCCGCGTCATCCAGCGTCCCAGCACCGCGCCGATGATGGCGGCATCGAAGCTGCAGCCATATTCCTGCTCGAACATCGCGCCGCCCATTTCCGCGCCGAACTCGGCTGCATAGGCCAGGCGCTCGGCTTCAAGCTGCCCGGCCGAAAACACGCCGGTTTCGTAAGCCGTCAACACTTGGGCAAACGCCCCTGGTTTTTGCCGCGCGGCTTCCAGGGTTTTATAGGCATGATTGCGCCCGCGCGGCGTGGTGATGAAAATCTGCCACCCGCCATTCTCGGCCACGATAGGCCGCAGATAGGCGCGCGCCGCCGGATCGGCCAGCGCCCACTCCGAATACACGATCCCGGCCGGCGTCGCGCCGACCAGGCTGTTGAAATTGTCCGACCCCACGACCTGCCAGGTCGAACCGTTGATGAATTCGATGCGCATGTCGTGGTTGCGCGTGGTGCGCCGTAACGTCGGCGGAAATGCTTCGTCGATGCGCTTCTTTCCTGTGTGCGGATTGACCGCATCCCAGATCGCCTTGCGCGCCTGGCCTGCCTGCGGCAGCATGTGCCAATAGCCGGCCACGCGCTCGAACGCCGCGCAAGCGGTGCGGTGCAGGCTGATTTCGTCTTTCCCGGATCGCCGGTGCCAGATAAGTTCCGCATGCCGACCGCCTGCTTGTAGATAGCGCCAGGCGTCGAGCTGGTAGGGCCGTGGCGACCAGCCGTTGGGTAGATCTTGTTCTCGCATGGTGCCCATCAGAAGCGCCTGATGTTGACGGTGACCCCGTCGTCGGTTTCTGATGCGTCTTTCGCCTGGTGCGGCAACACCTTGGCTACCAGCCCGAGAAACGTCACGGGAATTTCATGCGCCTGCTGCTCCAGGTAAGCCACACCGCCGGCTGCAACGAGCGCATCGAGGACCATGTCCTTGATGTCGGGCCCGGCTTGCTTTGTTTCGGCGCGTTTGGGCGCCCTTGGTATCAGCGGCAGCACGTCGGCGGAAGCTTCGACGACAAAGGGAGGGAGTTCAGATTCGGATGGTTTGTCTTGCATGTCGTTTCCCACAAAGGCAATTCGACCCGGAACGCGCCAGCCGGATCATGCAGGAAGCAGGGAAAGGGAAAGACGGTGGAGCACGCAGCGGAAACAAAAAAGCCCCGCTGTTTAGCGAGGCTTTCATACCGGCTCGGCTCCACCCTGGGCTGGCAGTCGCGGCATAGGCCGGATCAAATTGTGTAAGTCATTTTTCGCGCTTGCCGGGGTTTTGTCAAGCGTATGCGCGTTGTTGCGGGTTGTGTACGGCGGACTGTAGAAGGGTGGGAGAGCGGAGCACATCCCGCCACGTGCTTCAATGACGCTATTTGACGAACATGGTGGAATGCGCTTCGCTTTTTCCACCCTTCGATTCTTTATGGCTTTGAACGGCGTGTCGGGTTCGGTGGGTTGCCCCGGGGATTGCAGGCCGCAGATGACGAAACCGCAGGACGGTGACCCGTCCTGCGGTTCTTGTTTCTTCCTCTGGGCTCCAGAATGTTCTTGCTGGCGCCGATTTTTCCGTGACGGCTTCCCATTCTCGATACCGAACACTGCGCGCCAGGCAGGGCGCTTTCTGTATCGTCTTTCTGATTTTATGTACGGTGTGATGCGTTCGCTTCCCCGTGAAACCATTATTCAACGAGTGGCCCCCAGGTGCAAGAAGAGATGTGCCGATTTTTCCATCTTTTACATTTTCATACAGTGTTTGTTACAAAGGCACCGATCGATACCCCCTTGGCGAAGCAGGCTTCGCGGCTGTTGCACCTACCGTAGAATTGCAATCACGAAACTGATAGCACGGCGTGATTGCCGCTTTGAGAAGTCCGAGGCACCCGATTTCGCGCGAGGCATCTCGGAACCAACTTGTCACGCATGGAAAATATTCCGACGCATCCAGTTGCACGTGTAGATTTGCGCGCCGTGCGCAATACCATCGTATTCGCGGCGATCTTTGCCGTTTTTTCGCCCAGCGATATGCATCTTTCATGCTGATCATTGCGGCACCTGTATTCCTTGTCTGGTTTTCTTACAGCACATACCTCGTTGCAAGGAAGCCTGGGCAGCGCCGTTTGCAGGCGCTGAAGGTGGCAATCTGGCTCGGTGTGCTATCCGTGATTGCTTGCTGTTCGTTTGCGCGCTGAATTGCCCTGCTCAGTTTGACCCTCCCGCCGCTGCCTGGCGAACGCCGCAACCCTGCCGTACGACCCCTTTAAGCCCAAGTCGATAAGCTCCTCGTGAAGCTGCTTCTCTGCTTCCTGGATTTGGCAGCCTCGGTCTTGAGACAGCCGGCGAGCTGGTGGGCGTATGGGTCGATGGCGCTGGCGGTTTGGCGCTCCGCATAGGCCGCCTCGGTGGTTCCCGAGCGTAGGTATCTGTTGCACCTTCCTGCGACGAATTAATACCCGAGGCGACATGACTCCCGCGCACCACTCAAAACATGCGCGCACAGCTTGTCAATCGCCACCGCCGGTTCATTCAATTCAAACACGTCATCGAACCTGCCCCGGGGAATTACGTAAATTTTCTGGTCTTTGGCATTTTGATTCAACAACGCCAGGTCACCCCAATCGGTTTCGAGAAAAATGGTGACGTATTCCAGATCGCCCAGCAGTTTTTCGACTTTCGCGACCTTCTTTTTGGGCAGGCGCTCCTCTTTGCGATAGTCGTTGACCCTGCGCCACATACTCACGTTGTTGGGCAAGTTCCGGTGAAAAGGCAGGTTGGAAAAAGGCGCGCGCAGGCCGTTGAAATTTTCGTAGTAGGCTCGTAAAAAGTCCGGCATCAGGCTGTACAGGTTCTGCCAGTCGCGCAGATCGTCGCCCACGTTGAACGGGTTGATCCTGATGACTTGCTCTTTCACGACGGATACAAAATCGATGACTCTGTTATATGTTTTATCGGTTGCCAGTACCGGTGCCGTACAAACCTTGGTCAGCGCATTCCACGTCAGGGGTTGGCTTTCTTTAAGCGGGGCATAAAACGCTTCCATGCCTCGCGCAAACGATGCGGCGGTCTTTGAAATCAATTCGCCTTGATCGGCAAAATAATCATCAGGCACCGGCTGGCCCGCTTCGATGTGGCGATGGTATTTATCCTTGATCTGTTCCCAGCTTAAAAACATGTCTGGCGGCATTGCTATTTTCCTGGTTCCGTTGGATATGATGGGATTTGCTGATCGTTAGTGTACGACACAGGCAAGGAAGACGTGTCTGATTTCCGGTGTGGGATAGAATATCAGCGCCCTGCTCAATCGTGGGAAACCAACGACACTTGTCTGGAACCGACAGCCATGATCAAAGCAACGCCAGTCACCCTCGCCTTCCTGGTTACCTTGTTTGCGTCAGGCTTTGCATTCGCCGGACCGGCAAAAAGCGACTTTGACGGCCTCACCTGCCAGTCGAACATCGCGCAGGAACTGGTCGGACGCAAAATGTCCAATGAGCCGGTGGTCAAGACCGAAGCGCGCTATAAAAGCCTCGACCTGAAAGACCTTGGCGCCGATGAAATCAGCGACAATTTGTCGTCCATCGTCTGGCGTATTTGCGGCAATCAGTATGTGCTGCTGATGAAAAAAGACCGCGTACAGAGCGCGCTCAAGATTCCCGAGCAGTTTCGCAATAGCGGCGAGGTCATGACTTGCATGCCTTTGGACAAGGCGCTCACCGGCTATTACCTCGCCGTGTCGGGCAAACGCAGTGCGAAATCCATTCATGCTGATGCAGCTTGGGTGCTTGATGAAAAGCAGGCGAAATTCGTTTTAGTTGAATCTGCTGTTCTCGAATGTGAGCGGGAACCTGGTTCTTAAAGTTCTGCGGCACCTCGTCGGAAAATAATTCACATTCGATTTGGCGCGCCTCGCGACCGGCAAAAATCCATGCGGGTGGCATGCAGTCCCGCCAGTCGAAATCGATGCGCCTTCTTTCTGCAACACAATGTACTGCTCTCACTCATCAATGCAGGCATTGCCTGGATTGGCAGCCATTCCAATCATTAATTCGAGGTATACGATAAAGGGCGAGTTTTTAGCATTTACAATTACTCGGGTACGCTGAAGGCTTCGTCGTGCCATTGGGGCAGCCTGTATATGCCGAAGCCGTTATGGAGAGAAGTAACGGTAACAGCAAGAGATACGACCCTGACGACTCTGATTTTGTAACCGCCAACGATATTCGCCAAAGGAGCCGACGCCAGCAAGCACGCTCGAAATCGTTTTGCCGATGTGGAATACGTCCATAGCGAAGACATTGCCATCATCCTTCTGGAGGCGGGACCGAAAGCATTGAAAGAGAACGGTGGGCACCAGCGTTTGCGTGAAACCGCCGAAGAGAAAAGCTGGCCCCGCGTACTGGCATGGCTCGATATGCATCTGGACTGAGAGCCGGGCGCATCAGCAGTGCCCGGTTTCGCCAGCGGCAAGCATGTTTTCAAAGAAGAGGAGTCAAACCTTCCTGCGCATCCCCAACAACAAACCCACCGCCGCCAGCACAACGATTTCCGTCAACACCAGCGCCAGCCGTGTGTGCCATTCCTGTGCCGGCGTCACTTCGTTCAAGCTGTGGGTGGGATCATCAGGCGAAAAATATACGGCGACCGGCTCGCCAATACGGTAGGCATCGCAGCGCTTGTGGGCCATGCCGCTGCCGTGATGCGCCGTCCCGCCGGCATCGAACGCATAGTCCACCTGCAAGTGGCTCGCGCACTGCGTCTGCACGATGCGTCCCTGCACCGCCTGATAGTTTTGCGCCAGCGAGTAAGCAGTGATCGCCTGCATTGTCGAATAAAACAGCGCCGTCACGGAGAGCACGGCGAACAGCAACGCCAGCACGGCACGGACGATCGTATCGCGCACTTCGCGTGCGTGCAT